AGCGGGATCTCGACGCGCTTGGCGAAGGGGTTGTAGGTCACCGGCCCTCCGGAGCCACCGCCACCCGTCTGCAAGGCTGACCAGCCCGTGGCGCTGTCATAGGTGACGATCCCACCCGCGCCCTGATCCCAGGCCAGCCAGCCGGTCTGGGGGATCAGCCGCAACCATGCCCCTCCAGAGAACAGCGCAACGGAATCATCCCAGCCGGCCCAGGCGCCGGTGGCACCAGGTGCAACGATATAGCGATCCCCCTCGGCCGGGCTTGCTGGCGGCGCGGTCAGGGTCGAGGAAATCACCGAGAGCTGCACCAGCCCATCGAGCCGGGACAGCGCCTCGTTGACGGTGACATGCTTCTGGGCCTGGGCGGCGGCAAGCAGCGGCAGGGCGAGGTTTGGAGTGATCATCAAACTGCCTCCGAAATCGTGAGGTTGGTCGAATAGGGCACGCCGCGGCCCAGCGCGCCGGTCTGGTAAATGCGCAGATCGACACTGCTGACCGGCCCGCCGAAATCGGAAATCTGCAGGACGGCGGTGTAGGTGAAAGCCGGGCTGGTCAGGCCGGTGACGGTGCGCACCACCGCCCCGCTGCTCAAGATCTCCAGATCGTAGCTTTCGGTGGCCTCGGACATCGGCGCATCGGCCAGCACCCAGCTGTCGGCCGAGAGCGCCCGGTCGCGGCGGATCCAGCGGATCGCCAGATCACCGTTTGCCAGACGTCGGATCCGCGCCTGTGCAGGCGCAAAAGGCATCAACCCGCGCCCCGAGGGCGTAAACGCGATTGCCTGCATGATGGGGTCCGTCGGCGCGCCATTGCCCGGGCCAACACGCCAGTTCCAGGGCAGGCCCAGATCGGCCTCGCTGATCGGCAAGGACTGCACCGCGCTGTCCAGAACCACGACCCGCGCACCAGCTGACGCGGGATTGCCCATGGCATCCTCGGTGCCGCGTTGGCCACGCAGCAGGCGGGTCAGGCGGTAACGCCCCGTTGAGACCAGCTCCGCATTGCCAAACTGGATGACCTCCCAGACGTTTGGCGCGCTTTCCACGGCCAGCGCATTGGCGCCGTTGAGCAGTTCGGTGTCGGTGATGCTGACCAGCGTGCCCGAGGAAAGATCGACCAGCAGCTCGCTGCTCATGTCGAACCGCCAGAGGGGTCCGGGCGGCAGATCGGCGGCCAATGTGCCCATCTTTGCAGGCGTGTCTACCGTATCGAGCAACGCAAAGCCGGATGTGCTGGCGCTGCGCCAGACGGCGGCCGTACCGTACCAGGGCTTGGCAAATACCGCCGCATAGGGCCGATGCGCTGGCACGCTGTCAGAGATCTGCGGCAGATCCATCAGCGCCTCTTCGGCTGGGCCAAAGACGGTCGGGCTGGGCAAGGATGCCGGTCGGTACTGCCCGGGCGGCAGATCATAGACCTTTGCGTCCGAACGGATTGCCTCGATGGCGCGGGCTTGCGTCTCGGCTATGCGGGTGATGCGGTAGTCGATCAGCCGGCCGTCATGGGCAAGTGCGATGACATCCCCCGGATCAAGCCGCAACAGCGAGGGCGGCAGTTTTGCCGTCAGTGTCTCGCGCCCGACCCAGGCCTCCATCAGAGCGCGGCGGCAGCGCCGGTCGGCCTCTTCCAGGCTGACCGCAAGCGGAAAGCTTTCCGAGGACACCCGTGCCGCCTGCACGGTGGTCCGGCGCGCCTCGACCGTGGCGCTGTCATACTCCTCGTCGGCCCGCACCAGCTGCCACTTGAGCGCCTGGGGCAGTTCCGTCTCCTGGCCCCGGGTCAGTTCCATGACCTCGCCCTGCCCATTGCCGACCATCTGATCCGGCGCAATCGTCGCAACCGCCACTCGGCCACGCGCACGAAACACGATCTTGCCGCCGGTCTCGATGGCATCAAAGCCGAAATGCCGCGCGAGGGTGGCAATCGAAGCCCGCGGGCTTTCGAGTGCAGACACCACGAAGCCCGGCACGATGTCGGAAAGCTCCGAGACATCCACCTGTGTATCCGGCAGCCCGGCGCCCCGACAGAGATCCCGCACCAGCGCCCCAAGGCCCACAGCGCCCAGCCTTCCGGTCAGCCAATGGCCCAGCCGCCAGTTCGGGGCGTCGGCCCAGATATCCTCGCGCGCCGGGAAATCGGGGAATGGCCGCGCATCCCAGGTCCAGACGGCCGCCTCGCGCATGTCGATCATCGGTTTGCCGGTGACGGTGGAAACGGGGTTGTTGGCGGCATCCCCCCAGTATCCCAGCATTGCCTCGAGATACCGCCGCTGCAGGGCTTCGTCCTGCCAGCCGCGAGAAAAATACGGCAGCGCGCTCTCGGACGACTTCGGATCAAAGAACACATTCGGCTGGTTGGTGCCACGATCCACGGCAGGACAGCCGAGCTCGGTGAACCTGATCGGCTTGCTCTCGGGCACCCAGTCCGTCGGCGTGGCGCTTTCGACGCCGCCCGGGCGGTCGTAGTGCAGGTTGCTCCACCACGACCGGATATCCTTCGGGCGGAAAGCCCAGGGCTTGGCATGGGCGGTATCGGTGATCGGGGTGCGGGTCTGGGCGTCGCGGTCAACCATGCTGGCATAGAACCAGTCGAACTGCTCGCCGCCCTCGATATTGGCCTTGAGATATCCAAGATCCCGAATTCCGCCCCAGCCGGCCTGCGCGTCCAAGTGATCTGTCCCGTCCCTCCAGTCCGACAAGGGCAGATAATTGTCGATGCCGATGAAATGCACGTCCGGTGAGGCCCAGAGGGGGTCGAGGTGGAAGAACAAATCGTTCGAGCCATCACCGGGGTGATGCCCGAAATACTCGGACCAGTCGGCGGCATAACCAACGAAGCCGGAGGTGACGGCGGCATTGGCCAGCGAGAACTGCACCGACGGGTTGGAGACCGTGATCCCGTCAGTCATGATGATCTGCAGCTGCACCCAGCGGCTGCCCGGCGGAACCGTGCCGCTGCCGCTGGTGGGCACGATGGTGTTGGAGGCATCCGAATAGGTGCGGCTGTCAAAGATCAGCGGTGCATAGGCGGGCATAAAATCCGGCGCACCGTTTGCATCTGGCAGGCCAAAGGCACGCAGCTGCAGCCAGGGTCCTCCCCAGACAAAATTCTGCACGGCCGAGAAATCCAGCGTGACCCCGCCCGCGTCGATATCCGCAACCGAGATGCCCAGCGCCAGCAGGTCGATATTGACCAGAACCGTGCCACCGGCGCTGGCGGTGCCGTCGAGCGTGGTCTGCGACGTCGCGCTCGGCATGGCGCCGAACACATCGGGGAAGGTTGCCCAACTGGTGCCGCCGTAATCGATCACGCCAGATGGCTCGTCGCCTGGAAAGGCGGGCAGCTGCGTAAGCGGCTGGAAGGCGACGGCAAAGGGAAACAGGCCGGTAGATACCGTGACAAGATTCGCCACATCCCCGGCAAGACGCTTGAGTTCCGCAACCGCCGGATAGCTGGAAGCTCCATCGCGGATGGTGGTCAGCCCCTTGAGTTCGGAGCCCAGCAGAAAAGCATCGGCCCCACCGGCCGCAGCACAGAGATGGGCATAATGCAGGATGAAGCGGCGATATCCCCAGTCGTTGCCGCCGGTCCAGGTGACCGTTTCACCGGAAACCGCAAAGTCAGCCGCGGACGCATTCCCGAAAAACGCTGCGACCTGCGTGCCCGCCGCGGCGGTCTTGTCGACCGTGCCGGCAAACCCGGCCGCCGGCGAACAGGTAATCCGCCCCCGCCAGGGATAGGCATCCTGACCCACACCGGTAGCATTGTCGGAATACGGGTTCGGCAGGGTGTTCCCTACAGGTACATCCATCAGCAGGAAGGGATAGAAGGTCACGCGCAGGCCGCGGGCCTTGATCTCCCTGATGGCCTCGACAATGGTCGCATCCGACGGGGTGCCACCAAAAGCCAGCTTGCCGGTGCTGTCCGTGCTGATCTGATGGGCATTCGCCCGGCTTACCCCATTCACTGACCAGGTGACGGGGCTGGTCTGCTTGGTGGCATTCTCGACGCCCGACATGATCTGGCAATTGCCCGCGCGCAGGTCAGTTCCGAACCACGAGACCACCAGGGAGATGCTTTCGATGTTCGGCGCGGCCGCTTGCAGCTGGTCCAACGCGGCCACGATGTCCGGCGCGCCGTTTGTCGTGTGCACGTTCTCGGAGGCGGTCGTGCCGCCTGACCCGCGTGAAACCGGTGTCGTGCCATAGACGAACTCCCCGGTGCCGGGGATCAGCGTCACCGCCTTCAGCATGTCCTCCACGCTGTCAGGTTCGATCAGTGGTCGAAACACCTCGAAGGACAGCTGCGGGACGCGGTTGCCGAAGGGCGTGAGGTCGAGCTCCTCGAACATGACGTAGGCCGTGCCACGGTAGGCCGGCGCATTGCCCGTGCCCATCTTCGCCTCGATGAACAGGTCGGGCGTCTGCGCCTCGTCGCCGGTGTGAAGCCGCCAGGTCACCCCCGACAGATCCAGCGGCTTACCGTCCGCCCAGACCCGGCCGACGCCCGAGATCGGTCCTTCGCAGAGTGCCACAGCGAAGGAAGCGGTATAGGTGTAGCTGGTGGTGGTGACCTTCGGCCCACCGCCCTTGCCGCCCTGGGTTGTGGTGCTGACGTGTTCGGTAAAATCCGTGGCCCAGATGATGTTGCCGCCCAGCCGCATCCGGCCCCAGACGCGGGGGATGACGGCGCCTTCGGTGGACGTCGTAACGGTCAGGTTCTCAAGCCGCGCGCCCTCGATGCGCTGGCCCGGGGTCAGCTGCGAGACGATCCAACTGTCGACCAGCGAGCCAGCAAAGGACCCCACCGCGCCACCAATCGTGGCAGCCGACACGCCAAGGATCGACCCACCGATCGAGGCGCCCAGCGCGGAGCCGGCGGAGGCAAGGAGGATAGAGGCCATGGGTCAGGTCTTCGGAGAAAAGGGAAAGCGGAAGGCGAAGGCGATGCGGCGGCGCCAGGGATCGGTCAGTTCCTGCTCGATGACCCCAGTGCGCTCATACGCGTGAATAAAACGGTGAATATTCTGGCGTCCATTCGTGAGAATCCCGGCGTGTTTCGCAATCGCGCCATGGCGCATGCGGAACAGCAGGACGTCGCCGGTGTGGGCCTCGGCCACCTCGATCTCCACCATCGCCGCCCGGGCAGCTTCGGCCAGAACCTCCCGTGGCCCCGCCTCGCCCCAGTCACGGGAATAGGGCGGCACCGGCATCGGTTCCGGGCCGATCACCTCGCGCCAGACACCGCGAATGAGCCCAAGGCAATCGCACCCCACGCCCTTGACCGAGGCCTGGTCGTGGTACGGCGTGCCGAGCCATGAGCGGGCGGCCTTCACGATGCGGGCAGGCATGATGCGGGCGGCACCGGTGTAGGCGCTCCTACCGGTGCCGGCATTCCCGTCGCTGTGGGCGTCCCCACCGGTCACAGCACCGCCCCCGTATTGCTGTCACCCTTGGCGGCATAGCGAACGACCGTGTTCTGGCCGGGGATGTGCGGAAAACCACGGAAATTGACCCCGTTTCCAAACCGGCTGATGCAGGTCTCAAACCGCTTGTCGCAGCCGGCGGTGATGTCGAAGGTGTCACCCGGGGCAATGGCCAGCACCGGGGCCTCGAGCAGGGTGATGATGACGTCGGTCTCGCCGACCTCATGGCTCAGAACCTCGGCCTTGCGCCCGGCATTGGCACCGCCCGTCCAGGTTAGTTTGCCGATCGCGAACCAGCCATCGGCGTAAACCGAGAGGCCCGACACCGTGAAGCTCCGGTCGCCCGTGACCATGACCACCGTTCCGTTACCCTTGTAGGCGGGATCGCTCAAAATAACCCCACAGCAGGCATCGCCCAGCGCCGCGTCGCAACTCGCCTGAAACGTCCGCCCGACAGTCTGGTTCAGGACGTGCGAAAGCGAGCGCATCTCGGCAACGAACTGCACCCGGCCGCGGCGCACCTGCCCGATGGCACCGCGCCGCATCAGCACCCGCTGTGCCACATCCTGCCAGTTCACCCGCCAGATCTCGATTTCGGCATTGTCCCACCGGCCGTCGAGAATGTCGGTCTCGGTGATGGTGGTGGAGGTCAGCACGCCTTCCGCATCCTGCGCATCGACCGAGAGATCGGAGCCGGTCCTGATCTCGGACGCCGTGAAGCCGCTTTCCGGCTCAAATGTGGTGCCGTCGAACGTCAGCGGGAGGTCGTGGTCCGTAAATCCGAACACCTGCCCGTCGGCGCGGGTCAGGCGCCAGCACCAGGCGAGCGTCGTGGTGCCGGAATCAAGGTGGGCCTGCAGGCCGGCCGGCAGGGTCTTCATTGCGTCCTCCCACAGCCGGCATCGATCATGCGAATGAGGTGCGCGCCGGTCCTGAGCGACTTCGGCCCGCCGTCTTCGGCAAGCGCTGCCGCATGCGCCGCGACAGGGCGCTCGAGCCCTGCGCAGAGGGCCGAGTCACTGACGGCCACGCGCGCGCAGCCAGTCGCGAAGAACAGCGGGATCATCGCCCAGATCGTTCGTCGCATCATCCATTCTCCGTCTTGTGGCATCCGCGGCTTCCCGATCCTGGCGCGCGCGGCGGGCGCGTTCCTCGGCTGCGCCGCGCTGGCGCGCCTGACGGATCACGGCTGCGACGGCGCCGATCATGCCCAGCGCCGCGATCAGCCAGGCCATGACCTCACTCATCGCCCCGGAACCCCCGTTCGATCCGGTCGCGCAGGCCGATCAGGCCGAGACCGAGGAAGATCAACCCGGCGGGCGAGGCGTCGCCGGTGCCGGCGAAAAGGGCGACGAGGCGGGACAGTTCGCCAAGCGGACCGGTTGCGGGTAGAGCGACGGAGGCGATGCCGGTGAGCATGGCGAGCAGCCCCGCCCACCAGGTCAGGGAATTGGGTCGGATGTAGCGCACGGGGGTCAGCTCCTTCTGAGCAGGCGGGTGAGGATTGCGGTCAGCCGGGCGAGAAGTCCGGTTGGCGCATCGGGTTCGGAGACGGATGGCGGCGGTGCCGGCAAAGGATGAAGCAGAGCCAGCGCTTGCGTCTTGGTGAGCCGCCGAATGGGATGCGAGAAATCCACCCGGCCGGTCATATCGACACCCCAGACCGGGATCGGACCTGTCGGATAGCGGCCCTCGCGGAAGAGATCGCGCTCGGCCTCCCGGCGCTGGATCACGGAGGCCGGCCGGCGCCAGTTGAGGAAGGCCCGCCCCGCCGCCTCGCGGTCGCCGGCGTTCAGGTGGCGGGTCAGCGCGGCACGGGCAATGCCACCCGTGTTGTAATGGAACGAAACCAGCGCATCGAATTCGTGCGGGGCCAGCGGCACCTTCACGGCGCGCAGCACCTCGGCCTCGTAACGTACGAGGTCGGAGCGGAACACCCGGAAAGCACTGCGGATCGCGGCGTCCAGATTATCGGGCATCCCGCGGGGCATGATGCCGGGATCCGGCGCCCCTGCGGCTGTCGTGTGCCCAATCCCAAAGGTCCAGGTGCCGGTGGTATCAAGATAGGGCGCCGGCACCATGCCTTCATGCCGGGCAAGGGCCAGGAGGCCACGGTCTGTCATGTGCATGCGTTCGGTCATCTGCGAACCTCGATCAGGGGAATGGACGTGATGGAGCCGAGGCGCTCGATGTCGAGCGTCACGTCCAGCGTGTCGGTGTCAAACCGCACCGGCACGTCGAACTCGAAGCCTGCGGTGATGGCGACGCCCGCGGCCGGGGCACTGGTGAAACTGACGACGCCGGTCGTGGTATCGACCGACCAGCCAGAGGTGGCCTCGGTGCCGTTGATCGCCACCAGGACCGTGCCCGCGACCGGCTTTGTGATCGTCCGGGTCCAGCTCTGCGATCCCGAACTGTAGACCTTGACCAGCTGGAAGTCGGTTGTTGCCCCGTCGCCGGTTCCAAGCGCTTGATCCGTGGCCGCAGGTGTCTGCGAGGGCAGGCAGGACTTGAAGTCTGCCCAGTCCTTCCAGCGGAAACCGTAAAGCCGACCGTTCCGCGCCTCGAAGAATGCCACCACCGCCACCAGATCATCCGCGCGCCGGATACCGTAGGCCGCGTCATATCGGCGGCGCGAGTTAGCCCAGCTCGCATTGCGTTCCTCGTCGCCCGAAGCCAGCGCGACGATCTGCGTGCGCCGCTCGGGTCCACCGCGGGCACCTCGGCTGATATTGTCGGGAAACCGAACTTCGTGGAAAGCCATCACATCCCCCTTCTGCCCAGTGCCACCGCCCGGGCTATGTCGGCGGCGACCTGGGCGCGCGACTGACGGAAGCTCTCGGCGTCCCGGGTCTGGATGTTGATGGTGATGTTTTGGGCGCTGCCCACACCCGCCGCCACCTCGCGCCGGCTCAACACCCGCTCGCCCCGCTGCAGGATGGCGGGTACCTCGTCCGGGCGCAGGCCTGCCCAACCACCGGCGTGCATGCGGGGCGCGCCGGCAAAGGCCAGCGCCGGAACAGCCCGTGTCTGCCCGCCAGCGCCCACAACACCGCCGGAATGGAACACATTGGCCAGCACCCCGCCGGGGGCGCCTATCCCGCCCAGCGCGCCGGACAGCGCGTTGGCGAGCGGGCCGAGGATGAACCTGCGTGCCGATAGCTTGGCCATGTCCGCCAGGATCGAGGTGACCAGCGACCGGAAATCCAGCTTGCCGGTTTTCACAAACTCGCCAATGGCATTCTCGGCGCTCCGAAACGCTCCAACCAGGCTGTCGCCAAGCCCCTTGCCGAGATCCATGGCCTTGGTGGCGTAATCCTTGAGCGAATTGGCAGCTGTCTCCCAGGCGGACTTCGCCACCTCGGCGGCCTTGCTCGCTGCCTTTCCGGCGCCGGTGACGGCCTTTTCGACCTTGTTCAGGGCATTGGCCACCGCCCGTGCCTTCACCGCATCGAAGAAATCCCCCATCGGATCGCTGGCCATGATCCGGGCGAGATCGTCGTTGAGACGTTTGAGCCTGCGCGCGACCTCGTCGGCCATCGGGTTGTCGAGCCGCGGAAACGCGGTGGAGCCGATCTTGCCAATGCGCATGGCCTCGGGCGCGCCGGCCTTGTCCATCAGGGCATTCACCTGATCGGCCAGCCAGTTGATCTTCTCGATCGCGGTGTTGACCATCCATTCCAGCCCGCCGATCACCGCGTTGGCTGTGCCAACCACGGCCGCACCGAGGATTTCCGGCAGGGTTGCCCAGGCGAAGGCAATGTCGTTCTTCGCGATCAGGAAGCCCTTGATGATGGCGTTGAGCGCGATCTTCGTGCCCGACACCACCATCTCCCAGCCCCTGGCGAACCACGGGGCGATGGCATCGATCGCCGGCTTGAGCTTCTGCCACAGCCCGTCGCGCATCACCTGCCAGACGGCAAGCGCGGTGTCGCCGAAACTCACCGCCACCTTCGAGGTGCGGTTGATCTCGTGGCGCATGCCGGCCACCGCCGCCGTCCCCGCCGCAATCGCAGCAGTGAGCAGCGGAAAGCGGGTGACCACATTGCCGATCATCCTTGCGGTCTGGGCCAATGCCGCCCTCACGCCGCCCTGTCCTGCATAGATCTGCTGGATCTGGGCGCCCTGCTGGATGAACACCATCATCGGGTTCATGCCCGAGGCCAGCGATACGAACACGTCGTTCAATTGAAACATCAGCATCC